TCTCTGAGTATCCGGATCTCCCGGAGATACTGGTCCATGGTGCTCTTTGCTCTGCCGCTGATCATCTTCGATGCCCGGAAGAAGTCCAGCAGTCGTTCCTCTTCCGCGCCGATGGCGGTCTGCACAGCTGTGCTTTCCTCCCGGAGTTCTATTCCTCGGAATTTCATGAATAGAACATCCTTAAGGCTCGTCAGCTGTTCGTCTGTGAGTTCCGGTGTCATAGCTTCACATACTGACAGTAAAAGGTTTTCAATTGTCATAGCACTTCACCCTCCTTTACAATCAGTATATGGTATGGATGGTTCGGTGCCTATCGAACAGAAAATGACATTGTCAGTAGTTCACAAAATGATGCTTATACGAACTTGAATAGTGCTAAACAAGATGCATTGAATTATGTAGCGTTCAACTCCAATAATGGGGTGTTTGAGAATGGCGGATATTTAAAGATTGGGCGTTTTGTGCTATTTGATTTGACATTCACTTGTCAAGCAAGCACATCGGGAACTGCGTTAATATCCGGCTTTCCACCGAGTTCACAAAACAACAAACCATTCTATGGTCAACAGATTACAGATTCGCCGAGTAGTAATGTTTTATCTTTCCGAATTTATGGAAACAATCTTTATCCAAATTTATCCATCGGAGCAGGACGATATCATTGTTATGGAACATATATTTCGGCCAGTTGATATAAATTTAAATAGCTATTATGCCCACCCGGTCCAAGTTCCGCCATTGTCGTACGAAAACCGGTATGATGCACCGCTATTTAAATACGCAATCTGCCGCACATAAGACGCACGCACCCTTTGAATCTCAAGTGTCCCCGTGCTACCTTTACCGGAAGGGCCGTTAACCATCGCGCCCATATTGCCAACCATATATTTTGCATTGTTGACTAGCGTGTTGAGGTTTGTTCCAGTTGCTAAGATAACCCACGTGTCCGCCCATTCGGACCACGACGCACCGTTATCGTAACTGAATCTATATGCTTCGCCTAAATTCGTATATACCACTTGGCGAATATAAGACCCCATTTTCTGTATCTCAACAGAGCCGGTCGAACCAATGCCGGTCGGGTAATTTCCGTTGGCGGATAAATCGCCAACATAATATCTCGCGTTTGATGTTAAGGAGTTGAAGTTGGAGCCGCTCGGCAATACAACCCATTGACCCCCTAAAGCATCATTTAATGTACTTACATTGTCCGCCAGGGTCTTGCCTTCTCTTGCATCCAGGGCATAGCCTGCCGTGGTGGTGGTCAGGTTGTTTACGACATTCGCCTTGTCAAACTTGCCGCTGTGCAGTGCCGACAGGATGTCTGTAACAGTCCCGCTGCCGATACCGGAGATGTCCGTGGTTCCGAGCAGTTTGTAAAGGAATCTTACGTTCTTTATTACCTTGGATATCTTTGCGAAAAGGCTTTCGTGCTTCTCTTCCGATGTCAGCGGCTGCACCGTCTCCCATGCCGATGCGGAACCATCTGCTACATCATCGGATGTATAGGTTACTGTGTTGTTTGCGGAATCGCCGGTCGCATCCAGCTTGCCTGCAAGTGTCGGTCCCAGAGCAGCATCAAGTGCCGCCTGCCCTGCTACGGTTACTGCCATACTGGTATCCAGCGGACACAGAGGACCTGTTGGGCCGTCTGCTCCTCTCGGTCCGGTAATCTTTGCCACATAAATCCAGGCGGAATTGCCCTTGCGGTACATCTTGCCGTTGTCGGCATCATTTATAGATGCCGCCGAAATAAGTACATAGTCTCCGGTCTGTGTGTCGCTTCCGGAGAAATCGCTGTTCATTGCCGCGATGGTGGCATAGGTTTTTGCGAATGCAAAACTGCTGCCGTCTTCTCCCTGCGGTCCTCTTACATTCCCAATAAGGGTTCTTACTACTGCCATCAGTTTTCCTCCGTCTGCCAATAGAGATTTCCGGTTGTGCTGTCGTAATAAAATTCATCAGAAAGGTCCTGCGAACCTACTGCATACAGGTCGCCGTTCTCATCAACGTACATCGTAAAAAAGCCTGCGAGTGGTACGGTGATGCCGCTTTCGCCTTTCTCGCCTGTGTCGCCCTTGTCGCCCTTGTCTCCTTTAAACTCTCCGCCTGCAAGCCGCTGTTCCAGGTCTTCTCTCAGGTTCTCGATTGCCGTTGCCTGTGCCTCTGCTTCCTGTGCGGCACGTTCTGCCGCTTCCTCTGTGGCCTGCATCTGTGCGATGATTCTTGTGGAGTTCTCTTCCAGGATTCTCGCATTTGCTTCTCTGGTGGTTTCGGATGCAACACGGGATGTCTCCTGCAGCTGTCTTGCCCGTTCCTGGATCTGCCTGAGTTCTTCTGCCGCTTCTCTTGCTGTCTCTGCGGCAGCTCTTGCCTCTTCTGCCAGGACTCTCGCCGTCTCTGCTGCGGAGAGTGCCGCCTCCAGCTGTTCCAGTTCGGTGAGGTCCCCGGAATACTGGGCAGGAGTATTGATGCTGTCTTCTACAAAGAGTGCTCCTGGATATGATGTCCATTTCAGCGTTCCATCCAGGTCCAGTGCTCTGATCTGGATAAGCACCGTTCCCGGTACCTGGAGCATGCTGTTTGCGATTGTTAATGTGAGATTGATATAGTCATCGGTAACTTCCTTCTCCAGGGCCGCTGTGTCCTTCTCGTCATTGGTATAGGAGAGGTCCAGATGGAAAGACATATTGGAGAGGTCTACCCCGCCTGCCGTTACTCTGCTCAGACGGAAAAGCCTGGTCTCCGTGTTGTCATCGTAGTTCGTACCGATGTTAAATTCTTCTCTTGGGATCAGCAGCTCCCTGTTTTTTACAATAATCATGTGCTACCCCAATCTTTTAAAAAGGGGCAGGCCAAAAGACCTGCCCTTGCGGTTACATGTGTTCAGTTTTAGAAGTCACCCAGTTTCTGCACTCCTTCAATGGAGTTCATGAAGTTTCCTGCCATCTGCTTCTGGTACTCGGACTGGTCCAGGATCTCTTTCACCACTCTCGGTACCTTCAGCCCTGCCACTCCCCTGGGGATGGAGTACATCTTGCCGTTTACTCCTACATGGACAGGAGCAGAGTATTTGTCCTTATCGTAGAAGAGCGGCGGGATCTCCACGCGGTCTTCATCACTGTAGGGGACAATTTCTTTCTCTTCCGTCTTTTCAACCATGGTTACTTCTTCGTTTGTATCAGCTTTTCTTGCCATTTTGCCCTCTTTTCATGGGGACGAGCAGAGGGCGACTCATCCCCAGGTCAGGCAATACCCTCTGCCTAATCCCTGTTTTAAGCGGTCGCGCCGGTCTCGATACGAACCATATATTCGTTGACCAGAATCTCTGCGGTCTTCGCGCACTTCCAGCCGATGGTCGCTCTCTGGTCCAGCGGGTCAGAAGTGCCGCCGCTGCCCTTCTGCTTGATGATGGTCTGCAGGCCACCACCTGCAATATCTGTAACACCGTAAGCGCCCTCGCCGATGATCAGCGTGGAGTAGACATCTGCACCGGATGCACCTGCGCCGTCAAAGATCTTGGCCTCGGTGGTCTCAACAAAGCGAACACCGGCGATCTGTCCGATCTCGTTCTTATACATATGCTCCGGAGATGTGTACTTCTGCCAGTCTACCCAGGTCGGGTCAGACATAAGGTCAAAAGCGATGTCAGGATGGACGATGGCAACATAATTGCCGTTGATCATCGGAGCATCCTGTCTCTTAAGGGTTCTTACTGCCTTTCTGACGGCAAGGACCGTCAGCTTGTCGCTTGCGGTCAGTGCGCTTCTGGAGGACTTGGTGCCGTCGCCGTACTGGACATTGGTACCTGCGTTGATGATCTCGCGGGTCACGGTATCCATGGACCGAGCACCCTGAGATGCGATGAGCTTCAGAGCCTCTTCTGCCATGGGGTCAATCGCGGTCTGCATAATAAAGTCAGTCAGGCAGACATATCCGCCGTACTGCTTTACCGTGCTGGTCACGATGTAGGAATCCAGTGCCTGACCATTCGGAGTCACACCCTCGGTGAGCTGTGTGGTGATCTTCGGCAGCTTGGTGAATGCACGGAATTCTGTGGTCTTGCCTCTTCCCTGCGGGATCGGTCTCTTCTGACCAAACTGGTCATGGACCAGAAGCGGGTCTACCAGGTCGATGAGTCTGTCCTGGTAGTAGGTTTTCATCTCATGCGACAGGTTGTTGCCGGTCGTATTGGATGTGGTAGCATTGATAACGGTGTCGAACATCTTAAGGTTCAGCACCCAATCCATAATCTTTTTCATATCGACTCCTTTAACTGTTCGGAGGAAGCGGTCCGGGGCCAGCGAACCGGTGTGTATCTCTTATCCTAGGGTTACTATCTCACCGGAGAGTGCTCTCCTGGACAGTGCTTCCCTGTCTGCTCTTGTCAGTTTGGAGACATCAGTTCTGACTGTCGCGGCAGCTCTCGCAGAGGAGGCATTCTCCCTCGGTCTCTGTCCTCTCGCCGCAATGTCATTGGCAGTTGCTCTGCGGACTTCCTGCGCGGTAACTCTCATGGCTCCCTGGAGGATCTCCGCCTGATGGAGTGCAACATATGCAGACTGCATGTCGATGCCCAGTCTGAGCTGTTTCTGGAAGGTCGGGTTTTCCAGCTCTGTGGCAAGGTCAAAGTCAGGATAGACCTGCTTTACCTGCTCCGCCTCCGCCTGCCATTCAGCTACCTTCTGCTGTGTTGCTCTCTCGCGTTCTGCTTCCGCCATATGTGCTTCATAGGCTGCCGCCTTCGCCTCGGCATCCCGGATTCTTCGGTACTGGTCTGTGGTCAGTCCTTCTTCCATGGCTGCTTCTTCGATATAGGCATCGTCAGCAGATACTTTCTCCTGCAGTGCCGCGAGGTCCGATGCATCCATGCCGTACT